CTCCAGATGGCTTGAGCGTTGCAGCGATATACGGAGAAATCGTTGCAAAGTTCGCACCGGGAAGCACCACCGGATCGCCGGTAAAGATGCTGTTGGAGGGCGCTTGAGCCTGACCCGTTGAGGTCAAAGTAATCATATCAGTAACGGCTTCATTGTTATAGCCGCCACCTTTTTTACGAGCAGGAATGAAACCACGAAATGCTTTGGTAGTAGACATGTTTCATCTCCTTAGTTGGGGAAGTTAGTCTTGAAAAGACGGTTGCCTTCCCTTTGTTGTGACAGAACGACTAGAATTTGTAATAGGCATACGAGAATCAGAGTTCTTCATCAACTGAGAGTTGACTGCATCCATCTGATCATTTGCTTTCTTCTCGTAATATTCTCGTCTAGCCGTAACTTTTCCGGCTGGCATCTTAACCAAAGCAACGTCTCCTCGACATACTGAGCCTTGATACCTGCCTTCATCCCTCACGAAGGATGTTAGAGCCATCTCAGGAACTTCTTCTGGAGATACAAACATCCAACCTGTTTGCAATTTTTTGCCAACATTTGTAATGTCATCTTTACCTTGAAGGGAGACTCGTATCCAACGTAGCGACATGCCTTCATTATCAAAACGTGCTTTCACAGCGTCTGGAATATCAAGGGCATTTGGCTCTTCAAAGGTCCATTCTTCTTCTCTAGTATTCTGTTCTCTAAGTTGTTCAATACGTGATTCATTTCGTGTCATGTTTTTTTCCTCCACGCCTCTAGGTTACTACAGTATATTCGCCATCAGCTTGTGTAACTTTAAGCTTTTCGGCGGCGTACTGTTCAAGTGGGATACCCCATTTATTAGCCAATCTTACGTCTTCTTTTGAGAGCTTGACTTTTTTACCAGAGTTCGGAGACGAGCGTGAAGTCCCCGAAACCACTTGAGCAGGTTGTGACGTATTTTCCTGCACACGTTCTTCACTTTGTCCAAACTTTTGCGGAAACGCTGTTTGGAGCCTTTTATCAACTTCGTTATAGAAGTAATCATCATTAGGATCATATCCTTCTTCTTTTAATTCTGCATCAATAGCTAAAGCAGCAGCGGTCATAATTGAGTCCTGACCAAACCATTCATTTTCTGCTGCCCAATCTCTTGCTCTGGGATCAGGAGGAGCTTGTTGAACAACAGGTTCTTCAACAGGTTGCTGTTCCTGCTGTCTGCTATAATACTGTTTTCGCATGGAAACATTTTTTAAATCAGCTTGAGCATCATTTAAAATTTCTTGAGCTTGAAGAACTTTTTGTTTATCTCCTTCTTCAAACGCTTCCATATAAGCTATACGAGCCAAGGCTACTTTATCATTAAGCTGTCTCTCGGACATATCCAAACTATTCTGAGATATCCGAGTAACTTCTGTATTTTTAGTAGAAAGCTCTTCTTGTAGCTTTTTATTAGATTCAGCCAGTGCAGAAATTTGTTCATCACGTTCTTTACGTTGCCGTATAAGCTGACGGATTCTTTTTTCCGCACCCTTAGTTTCTATACCTTCTAATTCTTTTGGAAGTTCTTCTTGTTCTTCTTGGGTTTCAACTACTACCTGTTCTTCCAAAACTTCCGGCTGAACAGGTTCTTCTTGTTCTTCTTGTGCAGCTTCAACCGTTTCTTCTTCTTCGATTTCAAATTCAATTTCTTCTTTAGAGGGAACTTCAACAGTATCCCAATTATCTTCTGTACTCATTTTTACCTCCGTTGTGTACGAAACAAACGATTTACGTACTTATATTATAACACATGTTTTTTTTAATTTGAGGATTTTCCTAAATTAAAAGTTGGATCAAGATCTTTAGCATCTTCTACTTTCATAATAATTTGATCATCAAACAAAAGTATTAGCCGAACACCTTTATAAAATAACTTGGTTCCTGCATGTTTACCATAGCATACGTGATCACCCACATTACACCATGCTCCTGCTGGAAACTTTTCTTTATCCATATATGCCAAGTCTCCTAACGCTAGAACCTGTGCGACAGTGGTGAGATAAGACATATCATCCTTGGTTGAATCCGGTATATAAATACCGCCTTTGGTCACACTCTTTACTGTAACCGGACGTACCAGAATATGAAACCCCGGCAGAGTGGGTAGTGGACTCGGATCGGGAGCGTCATCCTCAGTTATCCACAAATCATTTTTTAGTGCGTTCCCTAAACCTACTTGTTGCATTTTTAGTCGTCATCCTCCTTATACATTCTTTGTTTTAAAATATGTGATAAATTATCTCTGGCCCATTCAATACCTGAAATGGAACCAACTATCTGTCTATAATGAGAGTAATCTTCCGCAACGCCTTGAGATAAAGATATACGTAATCTGTTTATCTCTTCTCCATACTCAGAAACAACTTCATCCCAAATATCAGGCACTACTTCTTTTCACCTTTTTCATCAGCTTTCCAAGAAAACTCATCCCATTCATTAAGAACAGAACGAATATTGCGACCACCTGTGACATCCTGTGCATAGGCATCGCCAAAGTTTTTACCAGTATCCTTTACATGTTCAGGATACCCTTTACCTTTAGTCATCATCGTCTTCTCCTTCCACGAGTTTTGCTAATAGTGTTTCAGCATGTCGCTGATTAATATTTTCTTCTTTCTGGCTTATTTCCATAAGTCTGGAAAGATTATTCATTTCATTTAATTTTAATTCTTTTTCAGTAAGATTTTGATCTCTTATTATATCATACAAAAGTTTTTGTGAAGTAGTTTGGTCCTGTATTTCATTCTTATTTTGCTCCATAGTTATCTTAGCAAGTAGATCCAAGGACTTCATAGTTTCTTTACTTATACGATCAGCTTCAGCTTTTTCTCGCTTAAATACCATATTACTATTATTTTTATTAATGTCAAGTAGCTGTGCATTTTCTTTTATATCAAGCTCTTTAACTTTAAGATTAAACTCAGCGTTCTGTACAGCCGCATTAACTTTTAGTTTTTCTTTCTCAAGTTCAACCTTAGTCTGTTCAAGAGAGACAAGCTGTTGTTCAGGAGACTGTGCCTGTCCTATTGCCTGATTAGCATTAAGAACCTGTTGTGCAGCCTGTGCCATAACCATTTCCATTGCAGTTGGATTCTGGGCTGCTTCAGGACCAACCTGTTCCATACCAGTTCTGGTCATACCATTTATCTGTTCCTGATATTTCATTACAGAATGTTCTTGTATGTTAGCTTCCAGAATAGGTTTTAGTCTTTGCATAACTGGATTACCACCATTCATCGGATCTTGCATGTAAGCCATCTTTACCTGTATATGTGCATCATGGTTCTGACCGGGAAAGGCTGCAATCGGAATACCTTTTGTTGCAGCCATAATATCTGATACAGGATCAAGCTGCTGTGGTTGTAATTTAGGCGGTAGAATTTCTTCCATATTCGGCATGTTTGCCGCATTAAGAATAGTTCTATTCAATGCTTCCAGATTAAACATACCCGGAGGTGACTGCTGCGCCATTTGCAGAGCCATGTTTGCAAGCATCATACGATGAGCATTGCTGGGAATGTTAGGATCAGATACCGGAATAATATCTACCCGTCCATCAAAGTCCTGTTTAAATATATTACGACTTTCAAATGGTACATCATACGGATATTCCGAGGGAAGATAATCATAATCAATCCGTGCAAGAATACGGAACTCATCTTTCTGAGATTTGTGCAGTCGTTTATGTATGGAAGAAAAGAACTTGCTGCTTGCTTCCAGCAAGGCCATAGTAGTTCCAACGGGTCCATAGGAGGCAGCATCGGAGATAACTTGCTCCGTGCTGTCCGCAAACTTCTGACCAGCAGTAGCTACGAAGTTCAGCATTTGGAATAGAGTAGAGGAAGGCTCTTTATAGGGAAGGGGAACAATAGCCTTTGATAAATCTACTCCAATAGCTTCAACCTCCTTGAACTCGCCGGGAGATATAGGATCGTTTTCATTTACCATCCTAACTCCCTTGGCCTTAAACCCACCGGGTAAATTTGCGAATTGCCCTGCATCTACTAAGGATCTCATTGCGGCAGTAGCAGTCATAGTCAAATTACCAAGGAAATGTATAAGACCTAATCCGTAGAATCCAAAACCGGGAACGAACTTATAATGAACAAAATGATTTTGTTTTTCTTTCGTTGGGTCGTCCTGTTTATAATTTCTACGAATACTCAGTACCTGTTGTGTTTTTTCTTCAACAGTAACAATATACGGAAGTGATTCGTCATCATATTCTAAATTAAGATAACAGTGTTGTTCCAATAGAACATATTGTGGATCATTCTCATAACTGGGAGACAATCCAAGAATATTGTCCATCTTTTCAGTAAATGAGGAAACATTAAACTGAGAAGGTGTACCAATATTCAAATCTCTGTAAGCTCCTGCTGCAATATCTCTTTGATACTCAACAGCACTCTTATAAATAATATGTGTACTTCTTTCTGCACTTCTAAGATCAGAAGCAAAGTAAGACACATAGAACTGGTCAATCGGTATAAACTCTGATACCGGACGTTTAAGAACAGAACTGTAATAAACTTTTTTAAATGCTGAACCAATCAAGGGTAGATGAAACAACATCTTTTCAAATTCATCAAAGTATTCCGGCATCTGTTCCGTAAGCTGGTAGTTCATAAAGTTCTGAACACGATTAGCTTGCATCTCTTTATCTGGCGTACTGCTGCCCAGAAGATTTGCTTTTACCGGACCATTCGGCGGAAACAGTTCTGAGGAAGCCTTGGCCTGAAACTTAACAGCAGATTCTATTAAAAGGGGATGTACTGCCGTACATGCCCCCTGAAATGGTTCAGTACCGTCTTCAACCTTCAGACCAAGCAGATCAAAGCCACGCTCAAACATGGACTCCCAATCTGCACGGGAATCTTTATCTGCAATAAAGTTATCTACAACGTCTGCACCAATTTCCTGAAGTACATCTTCTTCAACATCTTCAGCCAAGTTGCCATACCACTCAGCAATATCTTCATCAGGACTCATCTCTATTTCCTGAGAAAAGTCTACCAGAACACCACCATCGGGTTCTACTTCAAAAGTAGCCTCTGTCGTTTCTTCCGCAGTAGGAAGATTAATTACATTAGACGTAGCTTCTGTTATTGCTTCAAATGGGTTTTGTTCAATTGCCATTTATTTAGTTTCCTCTTTTATATACAACGCCTGATTTTTTTTCTAGTTGACGACCACGTTCCTTATCTTTATCTATAACTACTTGAACAGCGTCTACAAATTCTTTTTTTGTTCGTGCATTTTCAACTGCTCTATAATCATCTATAGTAACAGGATTTTCTGGATCTCGTGCCATTTTTCCTACCATAGTTAAAGCTTTATTCATATCATCTGGACTTATTTGACTTACTGTTTCTACTACAGGTGGTTCTATAAAGGCAGCTTGTTCTATATCAACTTCTTCTGGAAGTGGGGCAAGTTGTTGTATTCCTGCTGGAGTAACAGGATCATACAACATCATAGGTTCAATGTCAAGAAAATCACTTGCAGGTACTCCACCAATATCTGTTACAACAGGATCAACAGTAGTATTAGTATTTACTATATTCATGATTTCTGCTAATTTAGCATCAGATATAGGTAAAGCTGCTCTTTCTACAACCCGATCTGCTTCTGATACTGCTGGTACTGCACTTAGTGAACTTCTTTGTCCTCCTACAGGTTGAGTTAAATCTAATGGCGGTCCAATAGGATCTGGATCAAAAAATGCTCCTGAAGGATAACCCCCAATATCTATTGGAGGAGCATCCATAACTGGATCAAATAACATGCCAGTTGTATCTGCTCCCGGCGCACTTGTCAAGGTATTAGGAATAGAAGGCGAATCAATCATTGGAAGCTCTTGAATATTCTCAAGATAGCTTTCTAAAGTAGGAGGACCAAAAAAGTCCATATTTTGTCTTCCTGCTATATCTGCTAACATATTATCAGGAGTTTGAATAGCTCGTTCTAAATCAATTTCTTCTATAGGAGCTATGTCCTCTACTGTAGGTTCTGATGGTGCAGGGGCTGATATAGTAGGAAGTTGATAATTACTTCCAAACTCTCTGGCTTCTTGAGATGCACCTTTACCATTTATAGCATCAAAAATAGTATTTAAAATATCTGTTCCAGTTTGTTCAACATTTTTTTCATAGTTATCTCTTACTACATCAACAGCTTTATCAAATTTTTCTTCTACTTTTTCAAAATTAGGAATAACATCTTTTAATTGGTTTCTTAAAGAATTTAATGGTTCTTTAACATCTTCCCAAACATCTTGAGGTAAGCCCATAGCTACTGCTGGCATAAAAGGACTTGTCATTGATGTAACTATACCAACACCTTGCGCCCATCCTTTAAGTGCTTCCATATCCATATAGTTAGCTAATGCGGAAGCTTCTGCTTCTTTTGGTAAACCATATGAAGATAAACCTGCTTCAGTAAGAGTATCTTCAACAGTCTGTCCGGATTTTGCATTATCTATTTCTGCCCGGATAGCACCTCCCTTTGTTCCAGCAAAAGCCATGAAGATATCTTCATATCTATCTGCTTCTTCTTTGGTTAAAGCAAAAGGTGCGTCTGTTTCTCTTGATCCTCGAAAACCTCCCATATAAGTTGGAAGACCAGATTCTTCAAGTGTTGGTAGATAACCGCCTATTCTTGTTCCATATAGAGGATCTTCAAAAGGTATTGTTGGATCAAGAACACCATATCTTTCTTCTGGTGTCATGGCTTGAGAAGCTTCTCTTACAGCTTCTGTATAGTATCTTCTGTTATCGTATGCAGGTTCAGGAGAAAACATAACATCCTGAATAACAGGGTCCATTAACATATCCAGACCGGGAACCTGTGCATAACTAAAAGCTGTTGTACCATCTGGATTTTTTTTATAAGGAAGTAGGTATTGTTCACGTCTACTTCTTCTATTTTCATATTCCTCTTCTTCAGGTAGTCCTTGTGTTAAATATCCAAATGTAGTTTCTACAGGGACTCCATGCTCAGTTGTTACTACTCCTCTAGGAGCATATCCTTTTCTTTCATATTGCTCTAGTAAAGTTTCAAGTAAGTCTGGATCATTTTTTAAATAACCAAGAGCCGCACCTACTTTACCTTCCTTTTTACCAACACCAAAAAAATCTGTATATGTTTTGGCCCTGCTTACATGTTGCGCTCTATTATATAAATCATCCATCATATCTTGATATGATTGCTGTTGAGCTTGCGATTTTGATCTTGCATCCTCTACAGGATTATAACCATGCGCTCTTGGATCATCTCCACGACCTCCACCTACACCTGTCCCTTGTCCCGGCCCCGGTCCACGACTAGGATCGGCTGAAGCAAGATCAGTCGGATCATCATCAAAAGCACTACCAGCTTCAGCCCCAGCGGTATCACCGCTTTCATCACCATCAGTAGAACCATGAAAACAAAAATGCTTTTGCTCATAGGGGTTCAGTCCTAAATAATCTAAGTTATTATAAAGGCTGTGTCTAGTTTTATTAAATTCTAATATAGCGAAGTTCATTTTTTCCCCTTTTATATCTAAAGAACTTTACTTTTCCCTTTACACCAGAATCTTTAAGAACTTTTATTAATTGTCTATTTGCAGAAAATATACCACCATAAGGACATACACAATCTATTATCCAAGGTATAACACCACTATTCCAATCTTCTGCTCTTAATATTCTTTTTTTAAACTCATATTCATCTGAAGCTTGTTGACATAAAAAAGTCCAAGTAACAAAATATAAAGGAGTTTTTTTATTGGATATAATTAAATATTGCTTATTTTTTATTGCTGGTAAAATTAAATTTACCATATTGTCAATGGTATATTTTCTATAAAGCGGCACAGTATTTAAGATATATATTATTCTTTCAAGATCATTCATCCTACTATTATAACATACTTATGCAGCAAAGTTCCAATAAGTTGCTTTTTTCTCTGTTGGCTCGTCTTCCCACTCCGGGTCTTCCGGGTGATCAAGATGCCAAGAGTCCCGTAAATAGTGTATTGCCATGACCAGCGCATCAACCTGATCATCATGTGCAGCGTTGGGAAACTTCAATAGTTCGTCCACCAAGATATCTGCCCACTTCTTACCCTTGGGAATCCAGACACGCCCTGCTTCTATCATGGGGCTGGCTGAATAAACTCTGGATACCTTATCCCGATCCGGCATATATTCCTGCACGGGCAAGCCGGATCGTCGTAAATCCTGCAAGAGCGATTGACCGCTGGCTTTCTTTTCAATAATACATACGTCCGGGTGGTGTCTGTTATAAAGCTCATGCGCTTTTCGACGTAGCTCTGGATACTCCAGCCTTTCCCGCACATTACCCAGAAGTATCAAATGTGATACAAAATCTTCTGTTCCATCCTCTGCCTGATCATACATGAAGAATATACCCCATGTCTGTATTACGCTGTAGTCTGCCGTAGTCCTTGTAGAGAAAGCAGTATCATATGTCTGTATGACAAAATCACAGGTAGGGGGATCACCATACTTCCACTCCTGCAACCATTGCTTTTTGATTAAACCTCCCTCTTCCGGGGTAGGGTCTTGCATATAAAGCGAGTTCCAGTAACGACTACCATTACTTGCACGTATTTCATTCTCATCTACTTTTAATAACTCATCGGTTTTCCACTCAGGAAAGTAGCTACCACCCTCCTCCATGCCAAGTAACTCGGCAGCTTCTGTGTCTAACCATGCAGGTATGCGTATGACTTCCCAAGGAAGCGTATCATATTCACTCATTTCTTCCTGTTGTTTTAAAAGCCATCCGCACAGATCATCATAGTGATATCGTGT